CTCGAAAGGAACACCTACAAGCGGCTGACGCTACTTGTAAAGAGCCTTCCGACGGAGCAGTCGGGCACGCCCTCCCGTAAGGGAGCACGTGCCCACCGGCACCGCGGAGGCGATATGTCTCCACTTCAGCAGGTCTGGACAACCTGCTGGAGCGGTCTTGTCCTGTCTGGCTGGGATTCGATGCGCGTGGCTTGGTTCCTCCACTCTTGGGTCGTTAAGACTTTGCCCTCTCGGGGGCTCGCCTTTACGGTCAAGGAGTTGAAGGCACTTTGCCACAACGTTCGGGGGTCCGCCCTGCACTCCAAGAGGTGGAAGAACGCGCCGTGCAACATCCGGAAAGATGTCGTCGACACGTTCTGCCGCCTGGCAGTGCGCGAACCCGAGAACGGCTTTGCCTTCACTCGGCTCTCGAGGTCGTTGCCTGAGCCTCCCCTCCGGGAGTGCGTCAGGTACCTTCAAGAGGCCAAGTTGATAGCAAGCACATCGTTTCCCACATCGGCTGCCACCCTGGATTCTCTCCGGAGCTTCGTCGCCCTCACGCCTGGCGTGAGCGGTAACGGAGTCCTTCGCCATCCAAGGCGGCTTCCCTCCTCTAGCTCGTCCTGTCTCGAGTGGCCTGCCACTCGAGGCGGGATCGATGGCTACCTGGAACACCTCGGTCACATGTGTGAGGAGGCTGGGGCGACCCAGTCCTCCTTCCACGCTTACGCTGGGGACTCTCTCGGTGCCTTCTGCTTGCGGAAGGCGTCGACGGTCCTGCGGCCATGTGTCGGGGTGTCTGCAGACCTTAGGGAATCTTATCGCTGCGCGGGGTTGCTGTACCTCAGGTCTCAGGGGAAACCCTTTGGCATGAAGGCAACCGCGCTCAGAGCTCCTGGGTACAAGGTTCGGGTGATCGGTGTCCCCGATTGCTTGACCTTTGTCGAAGGTAGCTGGACTCGCTCGTCGCTGCGCTGGTTGGCTCCTGGCCACTGGCGTATCGATGGAGAGTCCCGGTCGATTCCCGGCGGAATGCATCAGAAGCGTAAGCACCGGTTCGCCTCCCTGGATTTGTCCAGGGCGACCGATGGCTTGTCTCACGCTGCTGTCCGGGTAGTCATCGAAGGGCTCGCTACACGTGGTCTCATCCGTCCCACGGACTTGACCATGTCGTTGCGATCCCTCGGGCTTGAGCGAGGAGCGACCTGGAGCTTTCCCGATCTCGGAGACGAGATCGGGGAAGGGTCGTTCCTCAGAGGGAGTCCGATGGGCACACCTCTCTCCTTCGTTGTGCTCTCTTGGGTGAACGCCTGGGCCACCAGTGCGTTCGAACGGTCGCTTACTCATGGTGACGACGCCGTGGGGCGATACATTCCAGTGCCTCATCCTATGGTGAGTGCATTGGACGTGTACGGGTCCCGGGTCGCCGCCGTGGGTGCGTCGCTCAATGAGTCCAAGACCTTCCTTGCCGACCACTCGTGGACGGCTTGTGAGATCTTGGCTCTCCCAAGAGGGCACTTGGAGGACGGAATGACTCTCTTCTACCCCCCCTCCGTTCCTCCCCCGGCCCTTAGGGCGCCGGTGGAGGCGGACCAGAAGCTCGAGAACCTCTGGTTGCGCCGGATGGAGAGGATTATGAAGGGACGCTTCCCGTGGATCGTGAAGGATCCCCGCCTGCATCTTCCGGTGCAGGTGGGTGGCCTCGGATACACGGGTCGCGGTCTTGCCGTTGGAGTCTCTGTGAGACGACGCCTCGGTGCCCTGGTATCCAGGGGACCGAGTGTCGTCGTCGCGCAGGACCTCATAGGCAAGAAGCCATTCCGCGAGGTGGGCCTCTTCCCGCGTCCTCTCGTGCGGCAGGTGCACGCTTCCTCGTACTGGAGAGCTGTTCGGGTAACCGAGCAGTGGTTCCAGGGAAGTGGCGACACCCCCGTGCCTCTCGAGTCCTTGTTGTCCTTCAAGTCCTGTCTCATCGAAGACGAGATAAGGCTCTCCGAAGGAGACAAGTTCAAGAGGAAGAGAGTAGCGGGGAGACCAGACAGGACA